CAGGATTTTTTCGCCATTATTTGGAGTCGGACTCATTATTATTTAGAAAACCTTGCTTCAGTAGTTTTGATAATTCTGAAGTTGAACCAACAAATAGAGCATTATTTGTAACGTTACTTGGTCCTTTATTAGTGCTATCTTCTTCCAAATCTTTCAATTTCTTTTGGAGATCTGCCAATTTGTCTGTAGTATCAGCAACACTCTTAATTAACTGACCAGCAACTTCATATGCTCTTGGACTTGCACTTTCTCCTGCAAGTTCCATGATGCCATTAATTGCTTCTTGACCTTTTTCAATTAAAGAATATAAGTTTGCACGAGTATATTCATAATCTTTTGTAATATCATTTTTGTCCACTTTTGGTGGAACTGGTTTTATTGGTTCTGACTCAACAATGCTACTTTCAATATCAAGTGCTTTGTCAATGGACTCATAATTATCTTTCATAGTTATTAAATATCAGTTTGACGAGTTGGACTATAAGTTTTACCGTCTCCTAAAAATTCCCATTCTTCGTCAAATCCAAAATTATCACCTGGCATAAGTAATGGTTTATCTGCAGCATCAACAACACCATCATTATTTTTATCAACCTTTGCAACAGGTTCAACTGTATATCTCATTTCACGTCTAGCAATACTTCTGTCAGTACTACTATACACATCAACCTGAACCTTACGAATGAGACCATCGCTGCTGTCTGCGATAGGACCAAACAGATATGTTTTTGCTGTAAAATTCAATGTGTGGATAAGTGCTCTTCTAGTATCAAAAGAACCTTCATAATCATCTTGAAAATTTACAGAATCTAGAATAATTGGAACATCTCTTTTTTCTCCAATTGATTCTACTAAGTCTATAGTAAGATTAAAATGTGGTTGAAAAACAGGTAATATTTGTTCTAAAATCTGAAGAGAGTCATCATTCAACTTAGAAAGAATGTTTAGTTGAAATCCAATATTATATGGAACAGGCATAAAAACCTTTTTTACCTTACTTCCATCATCACAAGTTTTAAAAGTCTGTACAAGACTTGACTTTCTTGTAGAATCATATGCAATGGATGTCATCTCAAATGACATTCTTGGTAGAGTAATCTGAACTGCTTTGTTCAATTCTGCTTGCTGTTCTAATCTTGCCAGAAACTTTTGGACAGGACCATATGCAAGAGGAACTTTTAAGTCACTAATATCATTACCACTTTTGTCTTGGTGGCGTACATGAATGTCGTTAAATAATGTTCCGAAAGATATGATTGTCTTTCTAACTATTTCGTGATAGTAATAAGTTCCTAGCATTAGAATGTTCCAAAGGGATTAGATTCAGTGAAGTCTAAGATATTATCTGCTTCAGATTCGAATATATCATTTTCACTATACTCATTGTATATATCATCTTGAGAGAAAGACTGTAATGGATACTCTGCTCCAGAGTCTTTTCCTCTAATAGTTTCTCCTGGGGAGAATCCACGTTGAGTAGAACCAATGCTGACATTAGATACTTTAAGTATATTTGTATCTTTATCCCAAGCTTTAACTCTAGCTTCGGTCTTGGATCTTTCTCCAACAATAACTTCATTGAAGAGATATGTTCCAAGACCACTAAGTGCTTCTGGATCTCCGATAGTAACTGTTGGTGCATTACTATATCCTCTACCTGGGTCAGCAACATAAATCGCTTTCAATACACTGTCACCAGCAGAATCGAGACCAATAGATGCAATACCAACAGCAGTGCTACTAATTCCACTTGCAGGAGGTGCTGCAACTGTTACTGTAGGTGCTGTGCCATATCCAACACCACCATCAGTAACACTGTATCTAATTACACCTTGACCAGTAGTTATAATGCTACAAGTTGCTGCAGCACCACTTCCACCACCACCAGAGAATGTGATAGTAGGTGCAACAGTATATCCAGCACCAGCATTGATGAGTAAAATCTTTTCAATAGATGTAACGCCAGATTTGGTTGTGAGAATTCCTATTGCTTCTGGAGTATCACCAGATTGATTTGTTGGTGATGTTGTAAATCCAATTGTTGGTGGTGAAGTATATCCAGAACCATCATTATTTAAGAATATTTCTTTAATATATCCACTAGTTTCTGTTCCTTGTATAATACCAATTGCAGTAGCAGTTTTACCAACACCAATTAATTTAAGGGTGGACAGAATACCCTCATCTTGAATTTGAGTGTCAATTTCAGGAATTGATGTATCAAGAACTTCATCTTCATATTCAAAGAGTTCACACTTTAATTGATAAACATAATTCTTTCCCAATTGGAAAAATGGATCTTCATGTTCTACGAACTTTACTTCAAATAACCTTTGTCCTAGAGGGAAATAAACTAAATCACCTTCTCTAGGTCTTGTTGGCGTTGGCAATTCACTATCTTCTGTTCCATCATCAATGCCTGCCATAAATGGGGCAATAAAATCTTCAAACCTTTCTTTTGAAATTGTAAGTATTAATTCATCTCTTATACTTACACCAAACTTTGTTAAGATATCTCCTGCACCACCATACCCATCATATGTGTTAAGATATGCCTCAATCGCAAAATTATCATCAAACTTAGACGACTGCACTTCTTCAATTACAGTCTTCTTATTTACAAATTTTCTTGGAATATATGTTACTTCTACACCATGAAATCTTAGGTGCTCATTAATTATATCCTGAACAAGTCTTTGCTCAGACTGTGTACCTTGGAGAAAAAAGGGATTAAGAGCCATTATCCAATAAAGTCTAAGGGTGGTAATTCATATTCAGACATCATTCTTGCTTTGATATCTGACAATTCGGATTCTGCTTGTTGAAGAATTTCTCCCCCGTTTAATTCAATTCCACCAGGAAGTTTTACTCCTCTAAACTTGCTGAGGTTTCTTCCCCACTGTCTCTTGATAAGTGCAGTAAGATATTGTTTCATCCAACTATCATTATAAATCTGAGTAAATGATTCAGGGTCTAATGCTCTATAGCATTCTAAAACCATAAACTCTCCTGCTGTTTGAGAACCCCAATCAATGTCAAGATATAATCTATCTTGTCTTTTGTTAAATCTAATCTGTTTATCTGGAGTTAATAAGAAATCAATATCTTCAAGATAACTCTTTGTCATTGCATATTGTAAGAGTTCAACTGAGTTGAAATAATATAAGTCATTCAGGAAAAGTTGATATTTGATACTAAACATTCCACCAGAAATACTATTAGTATCAAACTTAAATATTCTTTCAACACCAATAACAGAGTCTGGTACTTGAATAAAGTTGGATGTTTCGTAAAAACTTGATGTTGTTGTACCATATCCACTAATTGATGTGGATGTTGCCGTAGTAGTTACAATACCAACACCAGAAGTACCTTTTGCTTGACCACGATCTACATCGTCTTGTGTTATTTGATATTTTAAATACATCTTTTCAACGCCGTCATAGTGACGTTCGTTGAAATATTGAATGGCGTCATCAACTAGATCATCAATTTGATCATCATCCACGTTAATTTCTAAAACGGGAGCACCAAGTTGACGTAAGCAATAGTCAATTAAACCTTGTCTAGTTGATGGTTTTGCCATATTACTCCTGGACTTCTAACTTTGATTTTAATTGAGCATTTTCTTGCTTCAATTCTTCATATTTTTCACGAAAGTCTTGAGACAAAGTGGTAAGTTTTGCCTCAAGAAGAACATTTTGATTTGTTAATGCTGCTAATTTTGAATTATAAAGTTTAACAAGAACATTTACATCCACTTCACCTTGATTTTCCATATTATCAGAAAGTACCTCCATCAAGAGTATCGGTCCAATGTGGTCTATCAGTATATATCACACCAACACTACTAGGAACTACGGATAGATTTGCAATAAATCCATTATCACCTTCTTTTCTCAAATTATTTGTAGTATTGAAAGTTCCTTCAACACCAACAAGAGGAACTGTAGCAGCATTACTTACTGCACTTTCAACAACACCATATGCATCGCTAGTATCTTGTCTAACAATATCACCTTCTGCTAAAGTGACATTACTAGGAAGATTCAAGACTCTCTTCGTGATTGCAGTCATTACTTGCTTAGAAGCAGAAACTGCAGAAGATGGTGCGTTCGTTGAAGTCTGAAGACCATCAACGTCAAAATAAACCATTCCATTGTGATTAAAATCACCGGTCTGGTAGTAGATACCTTTGATATCTAAGTATCCTCTTGTTCCACTTACAAGACTATTTGCAATAGTTGCTTCTGGAATATAGGTCCAAGATCTGTTTGTTGCTCCACTTCCAACATTTCCTTGGTCAATATATCCAAAGAAACCAGTCTTATTGCCAGTGGTTCCACCACCAACTTGTGATTGACTGTCATTATATGCAAAAGAAATACCTCTATCGGTATTAGTATCAAATGCATGAGTAATAGTTAATTGAGTTGCAGTTGCAATACCAGAAATAGTGGCATCCTGCAGAGTAATAATCTTATTTGCAGTATCATATGATGAAACCGTATTTGCAGCACCTGCATTCAGACCTGCATTACCAGATACAATATCACCAGTATTGATACCAACAACAGAATCTAATCTGATAGTACTAACACCAGAAACAACCGTTGTCATTACGGTTCTTTCACTAGTTAAATCACCAATGTGAAAAATTGGATCATTTAGTGTTGATGTTGTAGAATTAATCGATGTTGTTGTACCATCAACTTGAAGACTACCTTTAATAATAACAGTACCCTCATTACTTAATCCATCAGGATACGGATCTAAGTATAGAGTGTCACTACTATCGGAGAGTGAAGATATGACATTATCTTGAATTTTGATGTCATCGATGACGGCACCACCTTCAAGATTGAGATTTCCTCCAACGTTGAGGTTTTTCTCAATACCAACACCACCCTCAACAATCAGAGCACCAGTATCTTTGGTATCAGACTCTGTTGCAATATTGATTCTTATATCAGCACCAGTAAAGGTTAACTGATTAACACCGTCTTCATCATATTCAATTTTTGCATCTTTATCATCACCAAATGACAGGAATGTATCGTCTGGGATGTGGACCTCACCAGAACCATTAGGATCGAGATCAATATCACCATCAGTGTCTGTTGATGAAATTACGTTTCCATCAATTCTTATATTATCTACGTTCCACTGATCAACTTTAAGTGAATCTGCTCCACCTAAACCACTATTTGATGATGGAGCAAGAACAGCAACAACACCATTATCTGAATTTCTTGTATTTTGAACACCCTGGATAGCACCTGGGGTGTGCTCCATCATTGAGGTGTAATAAAATCCACCTACTGGGTTGGCATTAGTACCATCATCTCCTAAGAAAATTCTGTCCTTATATTGGTTAGTTCCCCCATAACTACCAATACCAGTTACATATCCAAATTCACCCCACTGCAGGCTTGATGGTTTAGAAGTGCCTGAGGATCTTTTGATCCTAATAATACTTGCCATTTTAGAAGCTTCCTCCGTTGATGTCTAAATTCTGCGTCGCACCTGGGGTAAGCGTCAGCGTCGCATCCCATTTCTTTGTGCTGCTGTTATATACAAGAACCATGCCATTTAATAAGTTACTGGCATTAACATCACTCAGCTCAGCCAAAGACAGACCTTGAGCACCAGCAAGTGAAGAAATAACTTTTGTTGCTGGTTTCGCCCCTACTCTGACTTTAATTTCAGCCATTTATATACAGTTCAGGATTGTAGAAATATTTATATTCCTTCAAGTCCTAGTCCAGCAACTACTTCTTGCTGCTTCAAATAAAGTTTTGCGTAAGATTTTGCAATATCTCTCATTAAAGAAACACTGTCACAATTATCTAATTCATTTGCTATTTTTTGATATGCAAATTCTTTAGAAAGTCCACTCAACTTTATGCTATCTGGATCCATTAGTAAGCTCCCGTAGTAAGGATTTGATTTCTTCTATATCAGCCTTGATTGTATCAAGTTCCTCCTTTTCTGTCTGTTTCAACCGTTTCACTTTCATATAGTTATTGTAGTTACTTTTGTCGGTATTGACAATAGAACCAGTATTCCTGTCTCGGTACAAGTTTTTGTGTCCCTCAACAGGAATCAAGTCTTCATATTCTGGGTGTGGCATGTTATGCGAGTGCGATACATCTAAAGTCCTTCAGTTTAACTGGTGTGGACTCGTTAGTGGAAGAAGTAACAATCTTAATACTAAATCCATCAAATTGTTCCAGATTATTTACAGAGAATTGATATTCTGAGAAAGTTTCTGGATCATTTGCAGACATTTTAGCATCTGGTCTTCCACTATTTTTAACTGGATCAATAATTTGATCTCCATATCCATCACCGTCAGTATCTTTGGTATTATCAAAACCAGGGAATGGAACAAATGCTTGATCAATTTCTGCAGAATCTGACCTATGAAGTCTATAAAGAACTCTCATATCTGCAAACTCCTGTACACACGCTGCAACATAAACTTTCAAGCTAGTTGCAGGTTCTTCAAGAGATACCATTCTTGTAACAAAGGCAGTACTATGAGGATCATTGTTTAAAGTGTTTGCTCTAGCATCGTTAACATAATCATCAACTGGATGGTTAATTTTATTTCTACCAAGAACCCAAGTTGCATTCTGAATATCCATTACTGGGGAAAGATTCTTATCTTTTGATGAAAAATCAACACGTAAAGTCAATGACTTATTTCTAGGCAGTGTTGTAAGTTGTTCTGTTTCATTAACATTTGATGCAACCAATCTAGGAGTATCAAAATGTTTTACTTTATTAATATTGATTGGTTCATAACCTTGATCAATGAATGAAACTTCATTTCCGCCAGCACTAGTTCCAGAAATGGTTCTTACTAACGCTTTAATTTTAGTACCTTTTCCTGGAGTAATATAATTAAACTGTGCGGTAAGAGAACTAAATTGGTAGTTTTGCGAAATTCCAACATTATTATTACCAACTGCCTTTTGTCCATTGAAGTTTATCATACTTCCACCAGCATCTCTACTAGAATATGAAGTACTTCTATTAAATCTTAAATGATAATGATCGATATTATCATTATCATCAACGTAGTAAGTCGCAGGCAAATCATGAGTTGTGTTAATTCTTCTCAAATTAACTCCACCAACTTCATATGGTTGAATAAAATCACTAGTATCATGTGCAGTTTGAGTTGTAGAATCAACTCCTCTCTTAACAATGGTTAAAGTACCAGCATTACCTGAAGTATTACTAATGCCACTATATTCAACAATTTCATTCGAAATTTTTGCATATCCGCCAGAAGTTGAGATACCTTCATAAGTAGCAAATGGTGTTGTATCTGCAACAGAAACAACAGTTGCATTTTTACCAAAATTAGCAGTTATTTTGACTTTCTCTCTATCTGGTTGTACATCAACAATTTGTATATCATTATTTGCACCATGATGTGCATGATTGTATTGAGTAATCTTCATAACATTGCCATCAAATCTATCATCAATTATTGATGATGATTCAACAACAAAGTTTGCAGAACCAGAAGTCTTGGAACTTAAGAGATAATCTGTAGTATAACGTTGAAGTCGTACACCTACTGGGAAGTGTTCACCCTGCACGTTATTCAGATACAGAGTACTGGTAACACCAATATTATTGACTGCGAAAATCGCACCACTACCTTTTTGAACATGTGCTGTTGTGATTCCTAACAAATCACCAACTGCATATCCTTCACCGCGAGTAAGAATATCAATCTCAGTAACTTCACCACTTCCATTTGTGGTTACTTTGGCAGTTGCTCCACTACCCTTACCAGTAAGAGTGTAAAGACTTACTAGGTCTGGAGTTGCACTAGCACTATATCCAATACCAGGATTTGCAATCTCTCCAGAATTTGTACCTAATACAAGACCACCACCAACATTCTCAATAAATCCATATAAATCATTATTACCATCAACTCCAACCATTGTTCCTGGAGTGAAGTTTGTAGAATCTGCTGCAGTAGAACCTTCACATCTTACTTTTAACTTTCTTGGAAGAAGTTCAATTGGATTCTTAGGAAGATCAGAGGAATTTGAACCCTTAGGTCCAATACCACTATTATATGCAATCAGTGTGCCTTTTTCGACAAACTCTGCCTTTCTGATTTTGAAAGTTAAATCTTGGTACTGATTAGGAGTCCAAATTGTACCATTTTGAGATTTAAATAGAGATCCACCAATGTATTGCTTAGCAACAACAACATTTTCTGAGTTAGGAAGAATTGCTGATTGAACAGTTTTCTGACCCATAGTTGCTGTCCACATCTCATACTTATCGGAAGCAGGTGCAAGAATAACAATTGCATATTCTCTATCCGCTTCAAGATATACTGGTGATGGGAATCTGACAGTTGTTGCTGCAGAAGCATCATTGGAGATTTTAATATCCTTAGGATTTAAAGCAATTTGTGTAAAATCTTGAACAAGGAGGTTTGTGGGAGTACCTAATTCTACTGTTCTAAGTTCAATAAAGACTTTCTTTTTAGGATCTTTCTTTGCAAAGAATAAGTCAAATGAGGTAAGGAATATTCCAGTACCATCAACAAGGAAAGTTTGTGCAAGAGGGTCTCTATGTGGTGCCTTAACAGTAACTTCAACCTTAGGTTTCTTTGCCTTTGGTTTGGGTGGATTTCTGACTTTAACAATATCTTGTTCTTGTGTAATAATAGTACCAGAACCACTATAACTACCAATAGCTTCTGATGCTTGTGTAGTAGAACCTGGAAGTGGTGTTACACCTGGAGGAACAGCAGTAACTTTTACTGTCTTAGTTCCACTCTTAACTTTTACTGGTGGTGCTGGTTTTTTATTTGGATCACGGAAGTGGAAACATGCTAAAATATCTCCCCAGTTATCACTAATTAATTCAAAGTTTTTAACCTTAGCAACAGCTCCACTTGTTTTACCTACAATTTTACAACCTTTTGTAATGTATCCATAAAAATTCTCTTTATTTGCTAACTTTTTAAGGTCAAAATTAAGAAGTTTAGAGGTAGCAGAATAATTTGATGGTGGTGCAGAACCATTCTTGTCATATGGATTGATGCTATATGTTTCATAAGTGGATGGATTGATAACACCCATCTTAGTGACTTGATTACCAAATTTATGATTTGGTTCTTTGAGCTTCATATGACCAATTTTCTTTCCACCTTTAAAAATATCAACTTTCTCATATTTCTGGAAAGTTCCAGACTGCATATCAATTTTAACCAACTTTGGAATAATATCAACTTGTTGACTATCTAAGAAGTGATAGTGCTTTGTATTTGGTTTCAGACCATTTGCAAGGAAGTATACTTCCCTAGAACGCATAAATGGATCTACAGTACTAGTAATTTTGACATTCTCAACATAATCAAATTCTTTAGATGGTCCTATAAGTTTTGGTTTATATGTGGTAGTCTTTGTGGTAGTTGTGGTAACGAATTTTCTAGTTTTCTTCTCATTTCTACCTTTGCCCTTCTTGTAGGTTACATATTCAACTTTTTGATCAACATCCGTATGAACAGACGCCTGTTGTATCCATTTAGCACCTGTAGATTCTGTTCTCTTATTATTAATATAAATTGTACGAGTCCAGTTGTCGGATGGTGGAGTTAATTGAATACCACCAACATAAACAATAACATTAAATGGGTTTACATTTTCAACATTAGTTGCATGTGGTTGATCTAAGAAATTAACCTCTTTATATGCAAGTGTAAGTAAATCTCCAGATTTCTGAATATTCTTATCAGATAATGGAAGATTTTCATCAAGATCATCATTTTCAACATCGACTGAAGGATCCCATCCGAGTTCCGCATTAATAGACCAGAACTCAACGGGTGAAATACCCATATTTTGTTCTGAGTTAATGTCTAGTCTAGTGTATTTTGGATCTGCAAGAGACTTATCTTTAAAGTCAGAAACAATAAATCCTGACTTAAATCTATTCAATCCGTTTGCATCCGTAACTTCTAACGTAGCAGTGTTAAGTTCAAGAAGACTTAAAGAAGTAACTTCCTCAAGATTTTCAATTCTTTCTTCAAGTTTCGCAATGTCTCTCATTGTGAATCTTCTGTTGTCTCTCAACAGAATTCCCGCATCTTTAGTAGGATTAAAAAGATATGCTGGATATGCAATAAGAGCAACTTCCATTGCATCATCTGCAAGATCTGGTATTTGAGGATCTTCCGCTGGTTCTCCTTGAATAACTTCTACCTGACCAAGACGATTAATTGATACTAAATCAACTCTAGGAAGATAGTAACTAAGACCAACTCTAGTAGTTTCTTCTGGTGTGACAACAAATCTATAATTTGTTGAAAACTCTCTTGCATCATAAGTAAATGGAGACATTGTTGCTGCTGATGCATCAAAATCTCTTACTCTTGGTCTAAAGTCAAGAAGATCAGATACTCTGGTACCATTTACTACTGATGGAATGTCGCTCTTATATCTGTCAGCAGTATAAGAATTAACTGTGAAGACATCTCCACCGATTGTTGAACCAGCACTTACTCTATATTGATTGTAGATAATTTGCAATTGTTTTGTTGGAATTGCAAATCCATCTCTTCTTCTAATACGTGAATAATCTACAATTTGGTTTGTATTTGCTTTATCAAGAAAATAGTTATCAGTTCTATCAACGTAACTACCAGGCGTGGTTTCTTGAATCAGTAAATTTAATGATGAACTCTTAAATAGAACTTCTTCACCAACTGCAAAATCATTATCATTGAGAGGAACATATTCAACGGTGGTTGCAGTAACATTTACAACTTGACCAATTGCTCTACTATCTTGACCTACAATTTTTTCACCAATAATTACACTTTGATCTAAAGCAAGACCAGTTGCAAAAGTTAAAGAATCTAAAACTGGTGCGGCATCATTAGTTGATTCATACACTGCAACAACATTAACAACATCTGCAGTATTCAGTGAAATCTCCTCATCTTCAATTCTCAATCCATAAAACTTACTTGTAGTTAAACCTGCAGTAGCTGGGGATTTTCCAGTTGTTCTGGTAATAGAAACAATATTACTCTTTACGTAATCATTTGTTTTGTGAGTAACATCAGTTTTTAGTAAAGTTCCAATAACAGTAACATTACTTTGGCTGGCAGTCAGACCTTTAAATGTGATTTGAGTTGCACCATATGTAAACTGGTCAGAAGTCAAAGATTCTGTAGTACCATTTGAATAGTGAATAGAATATCTTTCAGCATCAAATGATTGGAAGAATACACTATTAATACCAACAGAACCTCCTAAGAAATCTGCAACGCTAAGTGTCATTTGACCATTACTGTCAGTAGACTGTCCAGTAATTTGTCTTGTTATAGATAACTCTGCATCAGATAAATCTACAGAAGATACAGTAAATCTTGGAAGTTCTGCATAAAGACCAGATTGCTGTGAATTCAGAATCTTTGGAACCATCAATGAGAAGTTTGATTCACCGTTAGTTACATTATTGTTAAAAATTCCTGTAATAGAATTATTAGATCCTTGCGCTAAATCCAATTCATTTCCAGTAGCATTAATTCCAGTAATAACGTTAAAGTTTGGATCAGATCCAGATGCATTTTGATATTTTAAGATTGCACCCGTTTTAATTCCAGTTACACCCGCAAAGAATCTTCCAGGAACTCGACCAGTATTGCTACCACTTACAATTAACTTATCATTCTTACTAAAGTCAGGTAAACCTTTTTCATACAGAATTGTATCTGCAATAAAGTCTCTTTGAATATTTGAATCAAGACCTGTTGAATCTTGATAAACAGATTTAATATCTTCTACAGTAAATTCTTCAACAGCAGTTACACCAAAGGTATACTCTTCAATTTCATTAACAATAACTTGTTCACCTCTCTGGAAAACACCAGAAGTTTGTGTCAAACTCATACATAAAGGACTTCTCTTACTATCAATATATCCCGTAGCACCACTAGAAAGACCTCTTACATATGAACCAAGAGGAATTACATTATTGTTGCTTATATTACTTGATACATAAACATCAGTATATGTCTGAACATCAAAAAGATACAAATCCCAGTTGGTTGTAGCACCTTCATACGCTGCGTCACTTACACCATACCAATAAATTCTGGCTTCACCAATCTTTCTACCAGTTCCTGCGTTATTTGTAGCAGTATTTCTTATCCTATCAAATAATTCAATTACATTATCGGATGTATTTTGTCCTGCTTGTGTTCCAATAGAAATATATGGAACACCAGTAACGTTATGAACTTTAAGAAGACTTCCCATTTGGAAGGGAACTCTAGTTTCTGCAATAGATTTAGTGGTTCTTGGTTTTGGGACATCAATAATAGTTGATCCAACCAAATCTACATCATATCCTTTAACATATGCAGTTCCTGCAGAAACCTTGATACACATCAAGTCGTCACTAGGACTATTTCCTTCATCAGTGAGCTGATTTTCTGCAAAAAGACCAGCACCACCAGTCTCATTATTCAAAGAATCTAAAACATCTACGGTAAAATTATCAACAGCATAGTTTCCAGATTCTTCAAAGGTTCTCTTGGCAAAGTAATCTTTAATAAAATTATATTCAGTCTTTGCTTCTAACTTTTTAATCTCACCATTATCAATTTTTACAAGTTCAATAAAGTTGGTATCGTTGAAATCTTGTAATCCTTTTTTGGTTAGTCTAGTGCTAAGTTTAAATCTATCTGCACCAGGTGCAGCAAAATTAGTAAATCCTTTAGCGTTATCATTCAGTGATATATCTTGATCAGAATTAACTACCTGCTCTAAAACTTCAAAACCAACTCTATATGATGGTTGATTATCATACAAATCAAGAACTATCTGTGTGTCTGGAACATCAACAAAATATCCTCTTATAAAATAAACGCCAGCAGCAACTCCTACGGAATATCCAATATTTGAGGCATCATTTGCCACCAAAGAAAGAATAGTATCTCCCGCATTTAAAGTAGTATTACCATAAGTTACGTTCTCTTCAATAAGTAATACTTCAGAGTTGGCAAAGAATTCAGTCTCACCATCTTCTGCTGATGTGTTATATTTTACAAAAAGCGTAATCTCTTCCGCATCTTCGTTTGGTGGGAGAACATATCCCTTAATTGTTGCAGTTATATCAGTATCTTGACCTCTTACCTCTGTACCTTTACCATCATTGGCATTGATAAGAGCATCTAGATAAATGCTAATATCTAGACCCAAATGAGTCTCATTTACCTTGATAGTAGTAAATTCATTATCACATGTGATTCCACCAGGAATCACCATAGAACCTTCTTTGAACATATGTGTTCCGAAGGACTCTATCTGATTCTGAAGAATAGATTGAAGACCTGTTAGTTCTCTTGCCTGAACGGGAAATCCAGGTTTGAAAAGAACCTTATAAAAATTATTATCCTTATCAAAATCATCATAGTAAGGATTTACGTTTAAGTTAGTCTTCTGTGGCATTTTTTAGAATTCCAGTATAATTTTAATGTCTTCTTTTTGTCTCAAGTTCCTAGCAATACTAGGTCTATTATCAAGATAAATTATTTGTCCTGACCCTTTATTTATTTCAGGAACGGACATGCCACTTGTGAAGTTAACACCAAGATTAATAAGTTTACTTCCTGTTGGATTTGTGGTTATGCCCGAAAAATTGAGATCTACGGAACCACTAAATGAAGATGATTGTCCAGTAATCAAATTAGCACTTGATTCAAAAGCGTAATTTCTACCATTAGTAGAAATACCCACATAATCTTGATGATCTAGAGTAGTTTGATTGAAATATAATGAACGGTCTTGTATATATTTAAGAACCTTTGTTTCAGAATCATAAGAAGAAACATATCCATATGCTTTTCCTACATTATTAGTAAGACTCTGTTCAATTTTTTCTCCAATTATAGGAGTTCCAGTAATTGATGAAAATTTTATAGAATTCAATCCACTAAAAGTTGCACCTGTAAAAATATTATTTGTTCCAACTGCTGTTGGATTTTTTACAATTGAAACTTGTGCAAAACTGGTATCAACTGGGAAATCTTTAGTTGAATCATCAAATCTAGCATAGATTAAAACTTTGTCAGAACCTAACTCCAAATAAACATCATCACCATGACCTTTAGATGGAGGAATTATTGGTATAAGTTTTGCGCTGGTGCCAGTTGTATTAGAGTTAATAGAACCAAGGTCTACAAGAGCATAAGAATAATCTTTTCCACCTGCAGTAACTACAGTTTTTGTAATTTTACCACTCTCAACATCAACTCTGACTTTTGCACCAGTTCCATCACCAATAATATTCATCTCTTGACTTAATCCACTGGCATAATTACCGCCAGCTTTGTCAATATAAACTGTTTTAATTTGATTGAGATTAGTATTTGAATTTGCAGAGTCTCTTACTGCTTGCACTTGAGTATCGGACGTTGTTGTCCAATCACTCGGTAAAGTAATATACTCTGTAGAATCAAATTTAACAATATCACTTGGAGAAACTGTGAATAAGTATTTCCAAATATATCCGTCACCACTGGTGCCAGCTCTAGTTGGTTCTAAATCTGTAAATGTTGGTTCATCTTGCGATACATTTCCTTTTGGATTGGTACCACTAGAACCATTCTCTATACAAATATAGACTCTAAAATCTGAATTAATTACATAATAATTTGCGTCATATAATCTTGCGGCATTAGTTAGTGGTGAGGGAGATTCGATACTGTAATCATCCCTATACATCTCATATCTACTTCCAGCAACCCAATCAACTCTTCTAACAATACGTTTAACATTTGCAGAAGATATTTTTTTACCAAACAATACAACATCACCAGCGTGTGTATTATTGGTTTGATTATCTAATGGTGCTGGTGGTGAAGTATTCCAATCAGAAGTTCTACCATATCCAGTAATAGTTGGATTTGGTAGACCTACAGTAATGTAATAAGAGTTGGACGTATTTTCAACCGATTCGACAAAATTGCCTGCATTCAGAATTCTAAATTGATCGGTAACAATAGCTGACATTGCTTATATGTTTTTTATGTATTTATATGGGGTTTATAATATAGTAAAACCAGAAGAATTTTCAGTTGCATCAGGACCATTTGATAATTTCCTTAATGCGCCACTACTCTTAAATCCAAAGTCTCTTCTTTGAATTGTTGGGAATGTAGATAATCCAGAATCAATTATGAGACCAGTTACTCCTATTGAAATTGGATTATTTCTAGTTATTGAACCACCTCCATTATATAATCTTCCCCAAGATAATTTACCTGCGGAAATTGTAGCACCAGGATTGTTGGGTAAATACAATCCTGTTGTCGCAATACCAACAATATTGGTATTTCCATGGATGTTACAAGTTATCCTACCTTTGTTTCCACTATTTGAAACAGCTTGTACCATATAAACAGCATCCAAGAAAGTTGTTCCAATACCAACGGTAGAACTATCATTTCCATCAACAGTAGTTACTCCGTGACCAACTGAAGTTTCATAGACATAGACTGGATATCCTGCAACCAAACTATTAGTTGCGCTAGAATTATTGGCAAAATCAATACGATCATAATCAATATTGAGTGCCATTCCACAATCACCAGTACCTGTAGTTGTACTAATTCCAGTAATAATACCAGTAAATCCTTCAATATTTACAATATTTTCAACCAATTCCTGTTTTCCTTTGGGAACTTCAACAATTGCTTGAGGAGGATTGATAACAGAATAACCAAAACCTATATTTGTGATAGTTGCAGAGTCAATAGAACCATTAACAATGCTTACAGTAGCAGTTGCAGTCGTACCAACACCAACACCAATATCTAAAGGTGCTGTAAATTTAACATCAAGCGTAGTACCAGAATAACCAGAACCAACATTATTAATTGTAAGAGCACTAATTGTTCCAGAAGCACCAACAGTTGCTGTGATTGCAGCAGAAACTGGATTTACTCCTTCTACAAGTAATCCTTTAAAAGAGTTAATTGAAATTGCATAGTTATTTTCTTCATAATTGAAGAATTGTGCGTTATCAACAAAAATTTGATCAGTGCTTGCATCAACATCACCAATTACCTTTGCTGTTGGAAGAATTCTTGGTTCAATAGAATCTCTTGTCTTATAAACAAAATCTCCCTTGACAAACTTATCAAGTTTTTGCTTAGTCCAACTGATTGGTTTGAAATCATTTTCATTGATACCTGGACCAAGATAGATATCAGTTTCAAGTGTATCTGCAGATAAAATATCAAAAATTGTTCTATCTCTATTCTGATCTTTTGTTAAATTAAAATTAGGATGCTTCTTAACCAGAACTTCATCACCAATTTTAAATGTTTCTTCAACATCAACAATAATGACATCAACACCATCTTGACCAAGATAGAAGAAAATATCAACCTTATCAGAATCTGATGGTGCCTGATCGAATAAGAAGGATGTTCCTCCTTCAAATACGTAAGAAGAACCAGGTTCTTGAAGAACACCATTAACAAAAATAACTAAAACTGCATTCAAATCAATCTCATTTGAAAGTGCATTATTAGGATCTAATTCAAAACTTAAGAGTTCACCTTGATAAATCAATGGGAATCTCTTTCTTGAACCATCTTGGAATGCTTCAATACTATCAATATAGTTCATTTCACCAAATGACCAAGATGACATTGAGTCATTGAAAATTTCAGTAACTTCGAGTTCAAAGTCTGAAATTGGTTCGCTCAGATGTGATGCCGTAACAAGACCAACTATTTTAAATACATCTCCAACCTGGAATGCATATCCATTTCTTCTAATGTTGAAAGACTCAACTTCGAAGAGAGTTGAACCAATGCCAACATTAGTTCCTGCAGCACCAATAGTAACATTCATCAACAGATTTTCACCTGTTGTTGTAGTTGCACCAACTCCAAGTCTTGATACGCCGACAACCTCCATATTTTCATATGTTGGTTCAGGAATTTGAATCCTTGGATTTACATATCCAGAACCACCATTATCAATACTAAAGATTAGTGTTCCACCTATACCAACCGTTGCAGAAATTTCTGCACCTGTTCCTGCACCACCACCAGGTCCAACATTGACCGTAATGGTATTTGTAGTTACTGAGGTAACTTCTGTAGTGATACCAGCAACTGGATCAGTTGCTCTTGGATATGGTTGTTCGGTAAAGAAATTATCTTCAGAACATGTGAAAATAATTCCACCAGTATCAATACCAATTTGATTACCAACTGTTAAACCATGAGATGGGATAGTTAACAAGAGTTTGCCAGTATGTGACGTATATTCTGCATCAGTTGCTGTGAATGTATCAGTTCCAGCAGAACCAACGAAGATTGAATCAGAAACAGAGCGTACAAATTTATGCTCAAATGCTAAATCAGTTACACCGATAGAAACAGGGTCTCTATATCCAGAACCATTGGAAAGTGAGAAGTGCTTAAATACACTACCAAATCCAACATAATTGTGAATAATTGTGCTAGGTCCGACCTGAACTGTCAGTTTATTAGCAGAAAGAATATTTACAATATCAAAAGAACGATCATGATCTGGGAATATTGTTGTGGTTATACCAGTGTATGCTTGAGAACATGTGAAGTGAAGTCCAACCAATTGAACTCTTTCTCCACCCTTAAGATAGTGATTTGAACTAGTTTCAATTTCAA